ATTCAAATTCACGCGAAGATTACTTAACGCTAAAGTCAAGACTAAATAATACAGAAGAAAAAAATTGGTCTGTTTTGATTGAAGATGCAAACAACAATATAAATTTAAGTAAAAGCGAGTCGTTTATAAATGAAGAAAAACTATCAAAATTAAGAAAAGATTTAGTTCAATTAAATGTTGAGTTAAATAATATTAAAAGTAAAACTAAGAAACATTCTTCTGGACATACTCTTAAAACAGCAAGTGAAGAACTAGATTACAAAAAACTAAAAATAGAAAAAATTAATCAAAAAAACAATGATCTTTACAATGAACTTGAAAATATTAACACATCTTTGTACAAGATTGAAAATTTTAAAAATAATTTTTCAATTACAGACCTAAAAGAAGAAAATAAAAGAGTCCAGGATTTAGAGAAAAAAGTTTTAAATTTAAAAAATGCTCAAAAAAGAGAAAACCTTAAAAAATCTAGTTTTGAAAGCGAAATAAAAATTCTAGACCAAGTTCCATGTGAAGACAAGTTCTTAGACTGTAAATTTATTAAAAAAGCACATCAAGCTAAAAAAGATATAAACGAAGTAAAAGACAATATTCTTTCTTTAGAAGGTGATATTTTAGAGCTAACTACTGTTTTAAAAGGACTTCAAGAAAAAGAAATCGATGAAAAAATTAAAAGATATGAATCAATTATTAAAAAAGAGTATAAGCTTAAAATAGATAAACAAAATATTCAAACAAAGATTTCTCTTAATGATAAAGAATTAACTATAGTTAATCAGGAAATAAACAATATAAACAATACTATAGAAGAAATAAAAACTTTAAACGTAGATCAATTTGCAAACAAAGAAAACGAAATACAAAGTAAAATAACAGACACACAAAACGAAATAAATGAAATAAACTATAAAAATTTAGAATTAAATAGAAATGTTTTCGATCTAGAAAGAGATATAAAAGACTATAATAGAGAAAAAGAAGAGTACAACAAGCTAATTTCAGACTTTAAACTTTATGATTTGTTTAATCATTGTGTTTCAAAAAAAGGCATACCTACTATGCTTATAAACTCTTATCTTCCTAAAATTAATACTGAAATAAATAATATTCTTAACGGTGTAGTTTCTTTTAAGATATCAATCGAAGAAGATGATAAAGGAAACAATTTAAATATTTATATTGACTATGGAGATTCTAAAAGAGTTATTGAGTGTGCGAGTGGAATGGAAAAAATGATGACTTCTATTGCTATAAGAGTTGCATTAATTAATATATCTTCATTAGCAAGATCTGATATTTTTATTATCGACGAAGGTTTTGGCGCTTTAGACGATTCAAATATTGAGGCATGTGGTCGTTTATTAAATAGTTTAAAAAAATATTTTAAGGCTATAATAGTAATATCACATGTTGATGCAATTAAAGACATTGTCGATAAAAACTTAATGATAACAATAAAAGGTAAAGATTCACATGTTCGATTTGAATAATGGATGGCACAAAATTGACAAAAACACAGAAGAAAAATTTACGGGCTCAATTAGATTTGTCAAACCTGTAAATGCTGAATATTGTTCTCCTTTTTGCCCGTGTTGCAACTTAGCAATTGCAACAATGGAAGACGTTAAATTTGTCAAAAAAGAAGGCGCATGTGAAGATTGTTATAATACGTACTACTTTTCAAACAAACAAAAATGGGAAAGTGGCTGGCGTCCTAGTATAAATAATATGTAAGAATATAATTATATTTTATATAAAAGAAAGTGTTTTAGTATGGATTACGACTTAATACAAAATCTTGGTTGCGCAATTGATAATGTCTATAATAACGTATCAGAAAAGCCTGATCGTAGAACTACAACAAAAATTATAAACGACATGCTTATTGTAGAATATCAAACAATTATTACAATAGCAAAAGATGCAGATTTTAAACATCAAATGGATATGGTTAAATCAGAATCAAAGCAAATGATTGATTCTAGACTTAAGTCTGTTAAAGAATGTTTTAAAGAATCATCAGGTAAATCATTAAAAGCCAAAAAAGAAAAAGATTACGATAGAGTTGAAACTTTAACAGTTAGTCCTTATAGTCCAATTAGAACATATAAGTATTCATTTTGTGTAGAGTACGGTATTAGTTAATGGCTAAAAAACTTTCTCGACAATCTCAAATAAACGAAATAATAAAATGCGGAAAAGATCCTGTATATTTTATGAATACGTATTTAAAAATACAGCACCCGATTAAGGGTCTTATTAGGTTTAATACGTTTTCGTTTCAAGATGATTGTGTTAAAGACTTTAATCAGCATAGATTTAATATTGTTTTAAAATCAAGGCAGTTAGGACTTTCTACCTTAGCAGCAGCATATTCAGTATGGCAAGCTATATTCTATAAAGAAAAAAATATTCTTATCATTGCTACAAAGTTAGCTGTAGCTCAAAACTTTATTCGAAAAGTAAAGACTTATATAAAGTCAATGCCTAGCTGGCTATTAGTTCCGACAATAACTGCTAACAATAAACAACAAGTTGAGTTTTCAAACGGTTCACAAATCAAAGCAGTACCAACATCAGAAGATGCAGGACGTTCAGAAGCGCTTTCTTTGCTTATTGTAGATGAGGCAGCGTTTGTAAGAAACTTTGACGAATTGTGGATGGGTTTATATCCTACCTTATCAACAGGTGGACGCGCTATTATTCTCTCTACTCCAAACGGTGTAGGTGGTCAATATCATGAAATATATACAAAAGCTGAACGTAAAGAAAATAAGTTTAATGCAATAAAACTTATGTGGGATGTGCACCCTGAAAGAGATGATGAGTGGTTTGAAAAAGAAACTAAAAACATGTCTCAAAAACAGGTTGCGCAAGAATTGTTGTGCGACTTTGCATCATCAGGTGATACATTTCTTTCAAGTGATGTTTTAGAGAATCTTCGCATGGTTACTGCAATGCCTATTGAGAAAAGTGGTCCAGAGTACAATGTTTGGTATTGGGAATATCCTGTCGAAGGTGTAAATTATATAATGTCTGCAGACGTTGCTAGAGGTGATAGTGGGGACTACTCTACTTTTCATGTTATTAACACAAAAGATAACTCAGTTGCAGTAGAATTTAGAGGAAAAATTCCTCCAGATCATTTTGGATCTTTAATATATGATATTGCAAGAAGATTTAATAATGCACAAGTTTGTCCAGAAAACAATGCTTATGGTTATTCTGTTTTGACAAAAATTGCAGATTTAGGTTATAAAAATATTTTCTTTAGTTCAGAAAAAGAAAAATATCGATATCTTTACGGTGAAGGAAACAACATAGGAAAAGCAGGATTTAATACAAACAAAGATAGTAGAGAAATTATTTTAGCTAACTTTGAAGAATCTTTGCGTAATGGAAGAATAAAAACAAGATCAACAAGACTTCAGTCAGAGCTTAAAACTTTTATTTGGAATGGTAAAAAAGTAGAAGCTATGAAAGGGTATAACGACGACTTAGTTATGTCGTTAGCAATAGGTTGTTGGTTAATGGATAGCAATACAGATACTTACAATGTTTCTCAAATGCAACACGCAGACGCAATGTTAAAAGGTATGCAAATGAATAATACAAAAGCAGACAAAAATGTTATGAAAACTTTTTATAATAGTAGACATACTAATGTTGATCCTTTTGTACCTGTAGTGCTTCCAAAAAACAAATTTAATAAACTTGGCGGTAAAGGTCAAATAACAAAAAATAATCCTTTTGGGGATTTAAGCTGGCTTATAGGAAAGTAAAATGGCAGAAGATAAAAATTTATTTAAAAAACTGACGTCTCTTTTTAGGTCTGGCCCTGTAGTAAGAAGAAAAGTAAAAAAATACGCAGGGAAGACAAGTTCTAAATCTTCATTAGAGATGTTTAAAAAAGCGCACAGTGATGTATATAATTCTACACTAAGCGCATACGGTTCATATGACAGAATGGCAAGATATTCAGACTTTTCAGAAATGGAAGCAACACCTGAAATTAATTCTGCCTTAGATATTTACTCTGAAGAATGTGTATCCCCTGATTCTGAAGGAAATGTTTTGCACATACAGTCGGATAATAGAATGATAAAGCAGCTTCTTGAAGAGTTGTTTTATGATACTTTAAATATCGACTTTAACATGGTTATGTGGGTAAGAAATCTTTGTAAATACGGAGACTTCTTTTTATTTAATGATATTCATCCTGAGTATGGTGTAATAAATACTTTTCCTATTCCTATTGCTGAAATTGAAAGAGAAGAAGGATTTGATCCAGAAGACCCAGGCGCAGTAAGATTTAGATGGGTAACTCAAGGTAATAGAATATTAGAAAACTGGCAAGTATCACATTTTAGATTATTAGGAAACGATGCTTTTCTTCCTTACGGATCTTCTGTTTTAGAAGGTGCAAGAAGAATTTGGCGTCAATTGATTCTTATAGAAGATGCAATGCTTGTTTATAGAGTTATTAGATCTCCAGAAAGACGCGTCTTTTATATTGACGTAGGTAATATTCCTCCTGAAAATGTTGCTGACTATTTAGAGCAAGCTCAATCTGCTTTAAAAAGAAACGCTGTAATCGATAAGTCAACAGGACAAGTCGATCTTAGATATAACCCGCTTTCAGTCGATGAAGACTATTTTCTTCCAGTAAGAGGCGGTGATAGTGGTACTCGAATTGATTCGCTTGCAGGAGGGTCAAACACGTCAGCAATTGAAGATGTAGAATATATTCAAAAAAAGCTTTTTGCTGCGCTTAAGATTCCTAAGGCTTATTTAGGGTACGACGAAGACATTGGAGCAAAAGCTACGCTAGCGCAAGAAGATATTAGATTTAGTAGAACAATTCAAAGAATACAGAAAACTATTATTGCAGAACTTAATAAGCTGGCAATGATTCACTTGTATACACACGGTTATACAGATGATAATCTGTTGGACTTTGAACTAAAACTAAGTAATCCATCAAGTATTGCGCAACAACAAAAACTAGAACTAATTAGATTAAAATTTGAAATAAGTTCTCAAGCACCCGAAGGCATTGTTGATAGAGAGTGGCTTCGAAAAAATATTCTTGATTTGTCTGATGATGAAATTGCAAAAATCGAAGAAGGCAAAGAAAAAGATAAACTTAGAGATATGGAGCTTGAAAACGTAAAACTTCCTGACTCTGATCAATTTGGCTTTGGAGACGAAGGTGAAGGGGAAGCTGAGCCAGGACTTGGAGGAGACTCTGACTTGGGAGGCGGCTTAGGCGGTGACTTAGGCGGAGACGTAGGTGGTGGAGAAGAACCTGCAGGAGGTGGTCTAGAAGGATTATTTGCAGGAGACATGAAAAATGGAAAACTTATGTCTGAAGAAGAGCTTTCTCAATACGATAATTTAATAGACGAAATAGATGATATAACTGAAGAAGCTCTAGAATCTGCTAGAAATAGTAAAGGCGCAAATGTAAGTAATAATTCTAAAGGAAAAAAAGGAAAAGAACGAGGTAAATATAAAAAAAATAACAATCCTCTAGGCGATAAACCAATTAGAAGCGATTCTACTTTTATTAACACAAAATCAGACGACAGTATACCAAAACCTCTTAGCGCTTCTGATTTAATGGATGGTGTAATGCCACAAAGTCCAGTTGTTAGCAAGTTTATTGATAAGCAGTTAAGTTATAGAATGAACAAATCTTTAGATGATATGTCAAAAAAGCTTAACATAAAAAACAAGACCAATGTTTTATTAAAAGAAGCAAATAGTATAGAAGATGACATACTTATAGATGATGACATAGATGAAAAAGAGGAAAACTAATAATGTCAAAGCATAACAAAAAAAGAAATATTGGAATTATATACGAGCAAATAATTCAATTTGTATGTAAGTCTTTGATGGAAAATAATAATGATATTGCTGAGCAAGGTTTGTCAATTATTAAAGAACATTTTAAAGAAGGTACTCAACTAAACAAAGAATACAAGCTATTTAAAGCACTATCAGATACAAAAGGCGTTTCTGAGCATTTAGCTAACTCTATTATTTTTGAAGCAAAAAAAGCATGTAATCATATGTTTGACAATGAAAAACTAGAAAAAGAAAAAAGCTCTTTAATTAGAAAACTTAACTATACTTTTGGTAGAGGTGTTATATTTGAAGAAAGTATTAAAAACTATACTGAATATGCAACTATTCAAACTCTTTTAAACGAGTGGAGAAATCCTGAGACTGCTAGTTTTGATTTGACTACTAAATATGAAATTAAGCTTCATGAAAGTTTATCAAGCAGTATTAAAGAAGAAAAGTCAATCAATGATATTCCTCAAGTAGATTCAATAACTTATAAATTAATGAATGAAATATTTAATAAAAAATATTCTTCTTTATTTAACGAAACTCAAAACAGACTTCTTAAACTGTACTCTGCAGAAAAAAACGAAGAATTGCTTGAGAGTTTTTCAAATCTTAAAACAAAAACAGGAATTCTTTTAGAAAAATATATTAATAATTGCAACAATAAGATTCTTAAAGAAAAGTATCAAAAAGTTTTTAACAACATTTCAAATCTTTCAGATACAGAAGTGTCAAAAGAAAATTTACAAAAATACTTAACTTTATCAAAGCTAGAAGAAGAACTAATAGGAGAAGAATAATGTTAGCTCCAAAACTTATTACAGAATGGTCTACATTTGACTATGACGTCAACTTAATTAAAGAGCAAAAAGAAGCAGGTAAGCCTTTAATCATGAAAGGCATTTTACAAAAAGCTGAAACTTTAAATCAAAATGGTAGAATCTATCCTAAAGCAATTCTTGAAAGAGAAATTAGAAACTACCAAAAATTTATTAAGGAAAACAGAGCACTTGGCGAATTAGATCACCCGGATTCTTCTGTTGTTGAACTAAAAAATGCATCACACAATATTAAAGAAGCCTACATGGAAGGCAATATAGTCTATGGTACAGTTGAAATTCTCAATACACCAAGCGGTAAAATATTGCAATCACTTGTTGAAAGCGGTGTAACATT